TAAACTGATGTGCCTCATCACCTATGACAACTTCAAACTTTTCAAAGTATATCTTAGGAAGTTTATAGATAGATTGCCAGGTGGTAATGACTACAGGAGTATCTACTTCCTTATCTCTTCCCGCATAAATTTTGGAGCAATATGAATCAGCATCCCAACCGTAAGACACAAAGTCCTTACTCATCTGCTCTACCAGAGATGTCGTTGGAACAACTATCAGAGTCTTTTTCTTTTGCTCTGCGAAGTACCGCACTAATGAGTAAATCATCAACGATTTGCCAGAGGCTGTGGGTGATATCAATAGTCTTCTATTGTGTCTTAGAGCATCGTATACTCCCTCAATTTGATAAGTTCTTGGAGGAATCTTAGATATAGCATTCATATAATCCTTGACACCTTCCATAGAAATCATATCATTGACTTCAAACGGAGTGCCATAGAATTTACTGTCTTCAAATTTATAATCATAATTATGGTTCTTACAAAATGATACTATCTTATCAAGTAACCCTGCATATATTTCTCCTTTCTGTAAATTAAATAAACGAATCTTACCATCCCAGTGTCTATTTCTATACTGTGGCATATATTTTGCACCAGGTATATCAAAGGTAAACTGATCAGATAACTCATGAGCAACATGAGGTTCTGATATTATCTTTAAATAGACTTCATTCTTTTTTGAGATAATAATGTCTGACATCATCCTGATAGTTTTTGCCAATCAATGATATTTTTTAATTGAAATCCTCTATTATTAATTTGCTTGATGATATCTTCTAGGTATGTCAGCATTACATCATAATATCTTATCTTCAATACTATAGTCTGAACCTTCTCATCAGCATCCATGTACCTTTTTACTGAATCTTTTTCTCTTACTTTATATGGAAACGGTTCGGCCTGATACACTGAGGGGTCGGATTTTCCTGTGTAATAGTTATGCCGATCTAACTTAACCCTATATTCCTGTGCGGTTGCTTTCTCTCGTAATAATTTTAGAGCATTGTAAACATCCCAGTACTTTGCATGTAACATTGGGATCTTTGCTGCTTCGTCGTGAATTTTAATTTGGTCAATCTGTGAGTCTTTTTCCCACATACTTTGTATAGTTTCAAGATTCATGTTGTAATAGATGATGTCCTAACCTTGAACTTGGTGTCAAGGATTTCATAAATTAGATATTTGAATGTAACTGTTGCTGTAAAATACGAGTAATCAGTTTCACTTGCAGAAAATTCTAGAGTAGATAAAGATACTGGAAATAAATCTTTAAACTTGATGTACGACATAGGAGTAAAGTTACTATTTAAAACTGTTAGCGTTCCATCACTAAACTGTCTTAAATCGTCTACAACAAATTGATTATCATCAGCACGAATCAAGTCTCCAAACTGATCAACAGATTTAGGATAACCTAGTGAGTAAATCCAATTATGAATTTCTAAAAAGTTTTCCATGTTCTCATCTACTAGAAACTGTAGAGTAAGATCTTCAAACTGTATTTGATCACCTGGTACAGGAATTGATTTTAGATAATTTCCTACATCAATATTACCTAACTGTATGCCAGGTATTCTAGTTGAGTTGGAAAAGAAATCTACCTTTGGTGCTCTAGCAAGATTGAACTGAAACCCAGATGGGGACAGAAAATTCCTATTCTTTATTTGATTGTCGTAAAAGGAATTAGTCATTCAAACAGTGCTTTCCTACTGTTATTTAGTCCTCTTTTTTATCGTTAATTCTTTTTATAAATTCTTCGTCAGGAGTAAAGATAATAGGACCTTGTGCTATAACCTCTGCTAATTCTTCGAGTAAGTCCCTGTCATCATCCATAACATTTCTTAATAGATGTTTATATTTATGTGGTAGATTCCTATAGCCGCTTATGCTGAACCTACCGAAGGGCATAACCGCAGCCAGTATTTCTCTGACACACATATTATAACACAAAAAAAAGAGGGTGTTAACCCTCTTAGTTTCCTATCCAATCAACCCAGTCTATGAGTTGTGGATCACCTTCACCTTCTAGTTGATGTAATAGATAAACTTCACCACCTAAACTATGAACTCCTTTGTATGGGAAATCAACAGTCCAATCCATTCCTTTTAGTTTACTATTAATAACATTTTCAGCATGTGACTTGTAACTACTATATGCCAGATCACAATACTCAACTGTTTTTTCAATCAAATCTGCTCTGTCCAGTTGTACTTCGTGAGCAGTTGGTTTTAAGGATTGTATAAGCACCTTAATGCTAACCTCATCTTTTTCTGCTTCCCAAAGTTTACGAAGTAAATCCCATGCGTACCTCTTGTTAAATCTAGTATCAGCAACCATAGTGAATAGTCTTGTACCATTCTTATCAGTTGAGTTGTCTCCAAATTCATTAGTATCTTTTTGAACATAATCCTTCAACTCAGACTCAGTAGAATTTTCTGTCATCCTTGTGAGTTCTGTACCCCAATTTACAATTTTAGTTTCTATGTAAGTTATAGCATTTGGGAGATTATATCTTTTTTGAACTCCCATTAACTTAAGAAGTTCTCTTACTGTAATAATGTTAGTATGGTCAAGTTTATTTTCCTGACATACTCTAACACAAGCAAATACAAAATGATCTTGAACAGCATTAGTTGTGCCATCCGTAGCATTCATATAAACACCTGCTAAAGTTAGTATTGATTCTGGTTTTAAGAAACTATACTTATGATCTTTAACTATAACATACTCAGCACCAGGCACTCTTTTTAATGCTAGATTAAGAGCAGCAGCATAGGAATGTCTGCGATCAATTAATTTTTTTATTTCTTCTAAAACTATAAAAGGAAACGGCCACTTTACTAAGTCCCATCCTCCATCATTGAAAGATGCTTCTATTGCGTGAACATTTCCTTTTACTTGCTTTACTCCTCTACATCCATTATCTGTAGCGAATAGATGTTTTAAAGTTTCTATTGAAAACTGTAAGAATTTTAGTAGTGGAAAATCAATAAGTGGATCATCCAACTTATCTAATTTTGACTTGACATCCTCTACCGATAGGTTTTCAAACCTTACCTTCCGTGCCATTTTTAAATTTATTAAATACGATCCCTGACTAAGCAACGATCAATGTACTGTTTATATAGTAGCATAAAAAAAAGGGACTCGTCAAGAGTCCCTTTAAGTTTACATAAAGTAATATGAATTACATTAGGTTTTGAACTACAGTTCTCTGGTAGTATCTGTTACTGTTAGAAGTAATTCTACCAAGACCTTGAGCAGTACCTTCAGCGAATGGGTTTGAAACAAGACCGTATCTTGTCTTAAATCCAATTTTTGGTTGGAAGGAGTTCTCTCCAACTGCTCTTACCATCTGTAATGGTACATAAGGGCAGTAGAATAATCCTGCGTCATAAGGTGATGTACCTTTGTATCCTACAACATAGTACTGGTTTTGAGCACTGTTTGCTGAGAATGGGTCGATGTACACTCTGTACTTACCATTGATTGTACCTGCAAATGTATTGCCTGTGTCATCAACTTGTAAGTTTGCATTTAATGCAGGAGTGTAATCAAGTACACCTGCCATAGTTAGAGCAGAAGCAACATCAGCAGAAGTAAGGATGATGTTACCCTTTCCTCGACGAGTTCTCTGTGCAATTCTGTTTGCATCTCTTTCTATGTTGAATAGAAGTCCTTTGAACTTCTCAACTGACCATCTACCATTGGAGTCAACATCTAGGTTAAAGAAACCACTGTTTGCTACATTGACTTGTGAACCTGCTTCTGCAGTTTTGTAGATAGTTCTGATAACTTCTCTGTTAATCTCTGCAAGGATCTCTGAAGAAAGTATGTTTGCTAACTCAGCCTCAGCATTCAATCCGTGGATTGCCTTAAGGTCTTGTGCTAGTTCCAAACTGTACTCTGCCTTTAGTGCTCTTGACTTAGCAGTAACAGTAACTTTCTCGATGGAGAATGCCATCTCGTTGAAGTCACCATTAACTCCATCGCCTAATGCTTCAGAGTCTCCAGTTGCCATACCTTGACCAACTGAGTACTGTGCTTGAACAGCATCAGAAGCGTTGTTCTCAAGGATCGCCGGGTTTGTTCCTCTCTGTGTTCCAGTAGAACCGAAACCAACAGTACCATCATCGTCAGTAGCTGCGGTGTAATCACCTTGAGTTGCCTGACCAA